GAAGAATTTTGGATTCCTTATTTAGACCCAACAACAAATCGTGTTCGTAGATACTTTCCTGATTTTTTTATTAAATATAAGGATAAGGATAATAATATTCGTAGGTCGGTGATTGAAGTTAAACCTATGAGAGAAACATTAGAACCAAAGGTGACAAAGGGTAAGTCAAGAAAGACATTAATAAATGAGTCAGTCACATACGTTAAAAATCAAGCAAAATGGAAAGCAGCAAAAGAGTTTTGTGCAGACCGTAAATTAGAATTTAAAATCATGACTGAGAAAGAGCTAGGAATCCGATGAGTATTCTACAAAACATATTAAATAAGGTTAGTGGTCAGGTCAATGAAGATTTCTTTCGGAGTCAATTGATTGAGGAACTTGGTTCAACAAATTTTGATGATGACGCTGCCGATACAGGTGGATTTGCTGCTGGTCAATTATATTTTTTCACATATCAGGCACAAACAAAACAACCATACTATGACATGTATCCACTGTCATATATTATTGAAATGACAACAGGTGGTTTTTTGGGATGTAACCTTCATTATGTTAAATTGACTCAAAGAGAAGAACTAGCAATGAGCTTACTAAATAACTCTGCTCAGGGTACAGTTGCAGTTCCTCGGAGAACTCTACATAAATATCTCTACACTGGTGTTAGAGGTCAAGCATATCGTATTCCAGACTCAGAATGGACGGATGTGGCACAACTACCTACTGAAAAATTCGTTGATATGAGAGGAATTACTGTTCCAAGAAGTCGTATTTACAATAGAAATTAATGGCAAAAGAAAGAATACTAAGTAGTCCCGCCTCAGAAATAAATGGAGAAAAATACTCTTTTACTGTTAGTAAAGCGGGAAAGGGAGATGGAAAACTCATTGGCATCACCAAAATGGGTGCTGATGGGACTTTTAATACACCAGTTGATCCAAGTGGAGCAGAATGGAATACTATATCAAACAGTGATGAAGCACAAAAAGCATTTAATTTACAAGTCAATCATAAAGACACTGGGGACGCTATAGTTGTAGCAGATAAAGATACCTTAGACACACGTTTTAATCAAGAAACAAAAAAATTCGCAAATCGAGCATCGGCAGCAGAGGAACTTAACGAACAAAACAATATTAATGTTGCTACAGACGCTCAAAGAGAGTTTTCACCTCAATATGCGTCATACCTCGAAAGTCGAGGAAAAAGATTTTCCAATAATTTTTATACATATCCTCTTGATATTGACCCTTTACAGGATCATATGAAAATATCAAAATATAAGTATAAAAGACCAAGTGTTCAAGGATCAAGAGGTGCAACATCAACTGAAAAGACGAGATCTTATATACCCGAAGGAAAAGCGTGGAGTGGAAATACAATGGGTGGAAATGCTAAAAGAGCAAAAGAACATAATAAAAAGGTCACAGTTACAACCAAGTACAATGTTAACAAACCTGGCGATAGTATGTTGGGTAGTGAACTTGAAGGCACTGTGATTCTTCCAATGCCAAAAGTTGTTGATACCAACGGAGCAGAATGGGGTGAGAGTGAACTAAACATTCTTGGATTAGCTGCTGCCTCACTTGCTGGAAAATTTATTGGAGGAGGTGACAAGAATGACCCAGAATTCAAAGCTGCTAAAAAGATTGCAGAAAGATTAAAGAAAAATCCCGATAGAACAAGTGGTTTTGGTGATGTTAAAAACGCCATCGTTGCAGCAACAGCAGCTGAAGCTTCAGTAAGAGCAACAGGTCAAACAATAACACAAGATGAACTTCTTGCAAGAGCTCAAGGAAGAGTTTTGAATCCTAATGCTGAATTATTATTCCAAGGCCCTGTTCTAAGAGATTTTAACTTTGATTTCTTAATGATTGCAAGAAGTCGTCAAGAAGGAGCTGAAATTAGAAGGATTATCAAGTGGTTCAAATTAGGAATGGCTCCTCAATTTAATAATTCAACTTTTTTAAATACTCCTGATATTTTTACACTTGAATATAAAAGAGGTCAAGGGCCTATGGATCAATTAAATACAGTAAATAGATTTAACCCAGGCGGACTTGCATTGAGAACCATTGCGGTTGATTATGCTCCAAATGGTTATTGGTCTGCTTATCAAGATTCTCAACCAGTTGCACTTAAAATGAGTTTAAACTTTGCTGAATTAAGACCAATATATAAAGGAGATCATGAAAGACTTCCAGAAGGTTCTGTAGGATATTAAAATGACATATTCAGCAAATTCTTATTTTAGACAATTACCAGATTTAGATTATCCTTCATTAAAGAATGATCGAAAATCTGTTTATGATTATGAAATAGTTAAAAATCTCTTCAAAAGAGCTGTCGTGCGTGATGATGTCTTTGGCGATATGGTCAATTTCACAAAATATTCAGTTGAGGGTGATGAGAGACCAGATGAAGTTGCATATAATATTTACGGTGATGCTGCTTTAGATTGGGTTATATTAACCACGAATAATATAATTCATGTAAGAGATGAATGGCCAATGGGAAATCAAGATTTTTTAACATATTTAAATGAAAAATACACTTCTCAGGAGTTATCAAATATTCATCATTATGAAACAAAAGTTATAAGAGATTCAAGACAAAATTTAATACAACCAGAAGGTTTATATGTTGAATCAAATCACTCTGTTACATTTACTGATAGAGGTTCTACATACACAAAATCTGAAATAACTTCAGTTTCATTTCTTGAACACGAAACAAACTTAAATGATGCAAAAAGAAATATTGATATTTTAAGACCAGAATTATTAGATGTTTTCTTGAGAGATATTAGCGACATAATGCAGTATAAAGATTCGAGTCAATATCTCACTGATAATTTAAAACGAACACAAAATCCAAGAATAATTTCGCCATAAAAAAAGAGGTCGTTTTGAGCGACCTCTGGCGTAAAAAATGGCCCGAAATTTTTTTCGGGGTATTTTCTAATTTTCAGCTAATTTTGCAAAATAGCTGAGTGCATCTTCTTCATCCTCATCTGTATTTACAGAGGATGGAGTTGTGTCAACAACAGCACGACCTTCACTTAAGTCCTCTAAGTTATTATCTTCATCAATAACTTCGGGGTCTTGTCTTTTTGGTGCAACAGTGAGACCAAGAACATAATCAAGTCTCTTCTTGAGATCTTCATATGATTTGAACTGATCAGGAGCGACAAGTTCTGCAAGAGAATATTCTTGTTTCCAAACTGCCTCCATTGCATCGTCATCATCTAGAAGTGGAGCAGGAGCAGCAAACTCAGATGAGTCATAGTTCCAATACCCAGCAACCTTTTTGATTTTGATTTTGAAGTTTGCACCAGCCCAGAAATCAAATGGGTTGATTGCTTGTTCATCTTCAAACTCAGGTTGCATTGCAGCAGTTATCTTATCAAAGATTTTCTTTCCGTATCTAAACAAGAATACTTTACCTTCATTCGCTGGGTTTGAAGGATCTTTAACAACATAAACGTTACTGTAATAAGATAACTTACGTTTCTGTTTCCTTGCAATTTCCTTATCGGAATCAACACCTGAGTTCCAGAGTTGTGAGTTATGCTCTGATACTGGATCTTTCTGACCAAGTGTTGTTAATGAGTTCTCAATATACCAACCACCAGATGCTTGGAAAGCATGTGTATAAAGTTTTGCCCAAGGCAAATCTTCTCCGTCTGGTGCAGGGAGAAATCTGATTACTGCGTAACCGTTACCTGCTTTATCTACTTCTGGTTTCCATAAACGATCATCTACACCGTTTGAACCTTTGTTCATTTTTTCCACCTGACTAACAAGTTTTGCAGTCAGAGAACCAAGTGAGGATTGTTTTTTAAGATTAGAAAAAGACATTAGATTTTATTAGATTAATTTTTATTTCGTGTTAGAAAGACCATCTGCCCGACTCATAAACAAAGAGTTGCATCTTAGGTCAAAAAAGAGGGAGGTTGGATTACTGTGTACCAACAAAAGACGGGCATTACTACAGAGTAAAATACGTCTTTGCCTGAGACCCGACTGGTAAGTCGATTCTCCTCTCGGAGCAGCACCACCTGTGTCTCATCACCTTAACCAGCTATATGCCAGTAAGTTTATTCAGTCACTCCCAACGTAAGCGTCCTTACATTATTAACATAACACACTACTATTTAGTTGTCAAGCGTTTCTCTTAACTTACGAATTGAACCCTTTAAATTATCAAACATCTGTTCCACAGTTGCACCTCTAGGCATCCCCATCTGTCTAAGTGACTCTCTCATATTCTCTGCAACCAACATCGCATCTTCATCCTTCGACAACTTACATCTGAAGTACATGAGTTTCTGTTTCTCTAACAACTCTTCAATCAGATCAAGTTGTTCCGCCTCATCCTCCTCAAATCCAGTGGCAGAGGAAAAGGCAGCCTCAATAATACCATTAGTAATTAGATCTTGAAGTTCCTTGATGTCCTCAAGACTGGCTTGAACCATTTCTGAATCAAAAAATTCACTCCTAGAATCAAAA